GTGGCCCACCCGATGTAAAATAAGCCTCAATAGCTAGTGCCTAATAAGCGGTAGCAGTTAACGGTGGCCCGAGTTTCTTTCATATCTTAAGGACAGCTACGTGGTAGATCCAACACCCACCAAATCCTACAGGGAAGTCATGAACCACGTTCTTCTTCTCGCTGCACATTATTATTATGCGGGCGCCTCTCCTAAATATGCGGCATATGAGTTTTACACAGCCGTTGATTTTATATACGGTGTCAAACCAAAGGATTTTCTGGATGAGTTTCAGAAACGTTGGTTTGGACTAGTAGAGCGTGTAGAGGAAGATGCTCTAAGTGCAAATGAACTCCATGAGCTGATTGAGGAGATGGATGTTGAATAATATTCCTCCTCAAATCGATAAGATCATTCACTCAATGTGTATGACATATAATCATTCGTATGGGCTTGTCGTCACGGAGGAAGATAGGGCCAGATACCCTCTGATGAGTGGAATGACGGAGAGCCAGCGAAAGGCCCTATATAACAATATGCTTCAGATTTTCTATAATGATATCTATCCCCATATGAAGTTTATTGAAGAAGGAGCATAGTGATGACAAAATATTTTTCGTTTAATGGAGAAGCGACCCGTAGCGAGTTTTGGGGGGTCACTGTAATGTTAATAGTGTTGGGGTTCACGTTGGGTGTACTGGGCGGGGCTGCTATCCTTGCGTCAGATAGCTTCATACTGATCTCCCTCGCGGCTATCGTAGCGGTTATCATCACTGCTACATGGGTAACAGCGGCTGTTACCGTCCGGCGATGTCGGAATGCAGATCTAAATCCGTGGTGGACGGCTGCAACATTTGTGCCTTATATTGGTTTTATTCCATTTATTGTTATTGGATGCCTCCGTTCAAAGAACGCTGAATAAGAAAATATTGGTTTAACTATTATCATAATGAAAGGTGAAAAATGACTACAGAGAACGTATCCGCAGCCCAGCTGAAGCAGTATATTGAGCGTGTTGAAACGCTTGAGGAAGAGAAGAAGGAAGTTAGCGATCAGATCAAGGATGTCTATGCTGAGGCCAAGGGCACAGGCTTTGACACCAAGACGATGAAGCAGATTATCCGCCTTCGTAAGAAGTCTCGTGATGCTCGCATGGAGGAAGAGGCTCTTCTGGAGACATACAAGCAGGCTCTAGGGATCGATTGATTGAGAGCGTCCTTGGTGAAATAGTATCTCATCTGCTCGACACGCAGAAGTCGGAGGGGCGGAACCTCCAGGACGCACCATCTATGGAAGGTAAAGCGATCGAGTGATCGCCACTGTTTGCTAAACAGGTGGGACCCGCAAGGGTCTGGGTGGCGGGAACCCTGCCTTCTTCCACTCCTCCATGGAGGAGATTTGATGTTGTATTCTTTTCGAAAATGGGTAAGATAGAAATATGAACTACTATCTTATTGACACACAAGCTCCAAGCAACCGGCTACGACACTATAAGAACAGTCGCGTTGCCAACTTCGCAGCCGCACAGCTTAATGCTGTGGCAGGAACAACCAAATACACTGTAATTCAAGACGATACTCCTGTGATCAGCGTTCGCGTAGATCAGCTCGAGCAGGTCGATCATCTTGCATACCGGGGGGTCAGGTGACCGGCAGCTCCTCATACGGGCGGCTAGGTGGGTTCGATACCCATACTCGGTACCAGTTAAAGTTATAAAAAGATAAGGACCCGTAGGAGAATAGGTAAACCCAGCAGCCTTTTAAGCTGTCGCGAAAGCACTTGTCGGTTCAAGTCCGACCGGGTCCTCCATTAGAAAGGATTTTATAATGACAAAACATAGTCTCATTTATCAGCTTGCGGCATACTTTTTGATTGGTATGTTGGTGGTAGCTAATATGTTGATTTTTATTCCCCTGACATTCTCGGCGCCTGGCACTCTAATTTCCCTCTTTGGTGGTGTAATTTTGGCATCTAATATCGGGGTATTGATTTACTCCCTATACTGCATAAGTGCCTGTCTGTGCGATATCTCTAAGCTGAACGCAGAAAACAAGGAATAAAATATGACATGGTTTCTAATTGGTTGGGGACTCCTGATACTGAACGTGGTGTATGGAGTCTATGGTGTTAAGCGATACCAGATGTCATGGTCTGTGGCTTTTAATTGGTATGCCGCTGGCGTGATCACTGTTTCTTGTTTGGTCAATCTTGCTAAATTGATTCAAACGTACTAGCTGACGTAGCACAGTGGGAGTGCACTCCCAGGTTGTATAATACTGCTTCTAGCTATTGTTGAGCCTAGGGCATAAATAGTTAGTGGAGAGTATTATATGCGAAAACTAACAAAAGTAGAAGCAGGTGCGCTTGGTATGAAAAAGGCCAGAGCTACCTTAGAAAAGAAAAAAACGCAACGAATAGAACTGTATAACAGTTCGCCTAACTCTTGTGCGGAATGTAATAAATTACTTTCATATGGTGAAAGACACAAAAAATTCTGCAACCACACTTGCGCTGCTACCCATTCAAATAAAAATAGAGCTATCAGAGTAGATTGGGAATGTGCGGGGTGTGGAAAAACACACACTTCTCCCAAGCACTTAGTAAAAAAATATTGTAGCGCAGATTGTCAACATATCCCCACTAGAGAGGATACTAAAAAACGATTATATGAGGGAAAACTGACCGATCGTGGCACTATCAAAACTGCGTTGGTTCGTGAATACGGAAGTAGATGTTTTGAATGCAGCATATCGGAATGGCGGGGCATACAACTGTCATTGGAACTAGACCACATCGACGGTAATGCAGGAAATAACGAGGTTACTAATCTCAGATTGGTTTGCCCCAATTGCCATAGTATTACACCAACTTGGAAAGGTCGCAACAAGGGCAATGGTAGAGCAGCGAGAGGAATTCCTTTAAATTAATACTAGAATTAGCTCTTATAGTATAAAAGCAATACACATCATCGGTAATGGTGAGCCGGTGGATGCAAAGCCGTCAGCACCATAAATAAGCATAGGAGGAACCTATGCTAAAACGTCTTATATCTTTCACAATGTTATCACTGCTCATCTCCTGTGGGGAACCAAGACCCAAACAAGGGGCTGATGGGTACGTCTTTGGACAGCGTCAGTATGAAAAGTCAGTTGTACACATAGAAATTGTGACCTACCAGACCCGCGCTGAGTTAATCAAGGCTGCTAAGGATCGTGGTGTCACAGATCCAGGTATTGTGGCGTTCTCAGTGTTGAGACCACCAACGTTTGATCGATGCACGATTCACATGGTAGATCCATCAGTAAGCTATGATCCGGAATTTATGGGTCACGAGCTTGCCCACTGTGTCTACGGACAATGGCATACTGACAACAACTCGTTCAGATAGCAGTTGACCTTTTTGAATTTCCTTGTATAATCAGAATGTAAGCAGCAACCACTATAATGCCACAGTAGCCCAATGGTAGAGGCAACAGATTCAAACCCTGTAAAGTGAGAGTTCGAATCTCTCCTGCGGCACCAACATCTTTCCAACAAGGATATATTATGCCTACCGGTTTTACAGGTAAGATTATTGACGGCCAGACGTTTGAAGATTTCGCACTGGGATGCGCTCGAGCCTTTGAGCATTGCAACCATCAACGAGAAGAGCCGGCGGATGCTAAGCCATATCCACCACATAGCGTTTCTAACTACCCTAAGCGAATTGCTGAGGCAGAGAAGGAAATTGAAAAGCTTCTTGCCATGTCTCCAAAGGAGAAGGAGGCATACGGTGCACACTGTAAAAAGGAACGCACGGAAGAATTCCAGGTATTCTTCAACAAGGCCATTCTTCTACGTAACCAGTATAATGAGATGCGGGACAAAGTTCTTGCTTGGCGTCCCCCTACGCCAAATCATGTGATCATGCAGACCTTTATGGTTCAGCAGCTAGACATGTCGATTGAACACGACTGCGACACTACGTTTGCCCTAAAGAAGCTCACAGAGCTTGACAACACAAAGCCAATCCAATTCTACAATGAAGCTCTGGCAAATCTCAAGAACAACGTTGCAATCTACCAGGAGCTCCTAGAGAAGGAGCAGGCAGCTAACATGATCTCTAGACAGTGGATCCTTGATCTGTATAATTCGCTCGGGATTGATTATCAATAATTGCTCACGTAGCCCAATTGGCAGAGGCACTATCTTGAGGGGGTAGACAGTATGGGTTCAAATCCCATCGCGAGCACCAGTTATGTGGGGGTAGCCCAAATTGATAGAGGCAGGGAGACGTCCCGTCAGTGCAGGTTGGAACCCTGCTCCCCACACCACAACTCATGGTAAACATAAATACTCCGTTCAAGCGATGGGGTAGTCATGCAGCGTTACAGATCTATTTTTATTAGCGATACACATCTGGGAGCTAAAGACGCCAAGGCTGACCTTCTTCATAACTTCCTCAAAAACAATAGGTGTGAGATCCTCTACCTGGTGGGGGATATAATTGATGGTTGGAAAGTCCAACAGAATAAGGTTAAATGGAAGCAGTCACACACAGATGTTATCCGTAACATCCTTAAACAATCTAAGCGCGGAACACGCGTCGTGTATGTTGCAGGAAATCACGACGAGTTTCTAAGACCGATGATACCTTATGGAGTATCCTTTGGCAAGATTGAGTTATGCAACTCTGCCGATCACTTTGGTAAGGACGGCAAAAGATACCTTGTCGTGCATGGGGATATCTTTGATGGTATCACGAGGCTCGCACCATGGCTTAGTTTTCTTGGGGATCAAGCCTATGACTTTGTTCTTAACATCAACACGAAATATAACTGGATAAGAAGACGTCTAGGTTTTGGCTACTGGAGTCTTAGCAAATGGCTAAAGCACAGAGTCAAGAAAGCTGTTGACTTTGTATTCCAGTTTGAAAAGAACGTAGTTGAGTATGCTCGCAGAAAGCAATATGATGGCGTGATATGCGGCCATATCCACACTGCAGAGATTCGAGATATTGACGGAATAATGTATATGAACGATGGAGACTGGGTAGAGAGCTGCACAGCCCTGGTTGAACATCATGATGGCCGCTGGGAGATAATTACATGGCAAGAGATGCGCTAACAATAGTATCGGATGCCTGGGAACCCCAGATCAACGGTGTTGTAACTACTTACAGGCAAACTATATTCACTCTCCAAAGCTGGGATATTGACGTTGAGTTGATAAGTGGCGAGCAGTGTGTGAAGAAGCCCCTACCTAAGTATGAGCAGATACACGTTGCAATCAATCCATGGAAGATTAAGCCTGCTCTTGAAGCGGCGATGGCCAGTAAGCGAAAGATACATGTTGCAACAGAAGGTCCTTTGGGTCTTTATGCTCGGTTACTTCTAGCTAGACGTAAGTATCCCTTTACAACTTGCTATCATACTAAATTTCCTGAGTTTATTGAAGCAAGCACCGGTATACCAGCGCGCTTTGCATACCCATTTTTCAAATGGTTCCACTCAAAGGCTCGTTCGGTAATGGTTTCCAACGGGACAATGTTGAGAGAGCTTGACCTCAAGGGATTTAAAAATCTTTCCATCTGGTCGCGTGGCGTTGACACGGAATTGTTCAAACCATCGAAAAATGTTCAGCCATACATTGTATGTGTTACACGCGTATCGAAGGAAAAGAACATCGATGCCTTTTGTCAGATCCAGCATAAAAATAAGGTCGTGGTAGGGGATGGTCCTTATCTAGATGAGCTGAAGGAAAAATACCCCACTGTCATCTTTGTTGGCAAAAAGACGGGGAAAGAACTAGTTAGATACTACGCTGAGGCTGACGTATGCGTCTTTCCTTCCTACAATGACACATTTGGTGTTGTGATGCTCGAATCGATCGCATGTGGTACGCCCGTGGCTGCCATTCCTGGGCCTGGCCAGCGTGAGGTGATCAATTCAATAAACGGATTCATATCCAATGATCTAGACTATGCTGTAAAGATGTGCTTAGCGTTGGACAGACGCAAGGTACGAAAGTCTGCCCTAAAGTGGACTTGGGAGGCAGCTACAAAACAATTTGCTTCCAATGTTGGATTAGTCACTCAATAGGTGTACACAAAATTCATTCCAGTAACGATCAAACATGTCTGCTGGTAGAGACTGTCTAGCCAGATTAACAGCTAGGCAAGTCCAACGCACATTACCCACACCATAGGGCTTAGCATTATCAATGCGATCGACTGAGGCTATTTTAAAAGGATTATCAGTAGAGACATCCCCTCTATGGTCTCTACGTTCGATGTGTTGTGCTGTAACAGCACAGACACCAGTCCATATATCGATTAAATGATCATGAATCTCTTGCTTAGTATTTTCTAATAAACATTTAGATCTACGATCACCAGCCATTCTTTTTACGTACCATGATATATTTTCATCCCATTTACGGCTATGTGTGTTACCATATTGTGGGCTCGGCCCTGGATTGTGTAGGCGGTGTTTATTTCCGTAGGAAGCCGAACACGATCGCGAGCAAAACCAACGGTCCTCACTGCAAAGGCTTTTAGCCTTTCTACGAGATATATCGTGGGAGCTCTTAGAGAATTCCTTAGAGCAGCTGGTACAATGCAAAATAACTGTTGCCATTATTGATTATTTCCCATATAAATAAAGAGTCGGCTGTTGTTGACGGTGATAAAATAAGATCTTCGGACGCGGTTTCGATTACCGCCGCCTCCACCATATTTATATCGGTTCCCCCTCTTTGGGGTGAATTATTTTTATGGGGGCGTAAGGGTTCGACGGGGGTTAGTAAAAATCACTCGAGATAGTAGACAAACAAACTAAACGTCGCATCTAACGATAACGACATCATGGATATGCGCCTCGCTGCGTAATTCCATATGAGCTTCGCTAGCTGAGCTTGGAAACAGAATCAGCTAGCACTAAGACAACGGGTATGGGCTCCACCTTGGAACAGAACGGGCCTCTTATGCTTGTGTTTGGATAAATACCTAATTGAGATAGCAGCCAACTTGCTCTAGTGTTGGCGGGAAAAACGTGGAGCAGACATTCCGAAAAGATGTCTCCGGACCCTGTAACCGGAATTACACACAACACACACAAAAGGAAACTAACATGAACGCAAAGACACCATATGAAGTCCGTCTCGAGCTACTCAAGATGGCACAAGATCAAGCCAACGCAAAGTTTTATAACCAATGGGAACAAGCTTCTCGCAAGGCTGATATTAATGAGAATGCTCAATTTCTAACTGAGGTTCCAGAATTCCCTACAGCAGAGCAGATTCTGCAGGAAGCTAATAAGCTGAAGGCTTTTGTAGATAAGGGATAAAGTGTCCGTAACCCACCCCCTCATTACTATTGCTGTCCAATGCTTGGTTGGGTATGCCACAGGAGACTGGCTTATCGGCGGCCTCCTGATGGCTTCTCATTACATTGGTAGAGAGCTGACACAAGCGGAATACAGATGGATTGCTGCTTATGGTTCAGGTCTAAGAGCAAACATGCCATGGTGGGGTAGATTTGATCCTAGGGTATGGAACGTCAAGAGTCTAAGCGATTGGCTCTCTCCACTCATTGCTGCGATGGTAGTTTACTTCATTTAGATGTTGACATCTTTATGAGACCACCTTATATTAAGGTATAAGGTTAGAGAGAAAGGTTTGCATATGAAGAAGCTTCTGATCGCCCTGGCTTGCACTCTAATGAGCGTTCCTGCAGTGGCCCATGATACGTATCGTAACAACGAGCACGTATATCGCGGCGGTGATAACACCGGTGCTGTTATTGCTGGTGTCCTCGGTGGGATTGTCTTCGGCACTCTGATTAATCCGAATCAGCAAGACTTTAGCTACGACCGGATGCGCAATAGTCGAATCTTTAACAACGGGGGTGCACGTGCAGAGCGCGCATGTCAGGAGTTTCGTGTCCTGGACCGAGAAGGTTATATGACTTCTCGTTACGTTTGCTTTTAATTTTCGCTTTTATAAATATTCAATCCCCGTTTTTATCAACGTAGATGATTTTGCACACTGGGGAGTGTGAGTGTTTGAAGACATGTATATAACGTTTTGAAGTCTTCACATTGCAGACCGCCCAGTGGGAGTTGAGATACTCCATTTTTAGTCTGTTCGTGTCTGCCGGAGTCGTCGTGCTGTAAGAGGCAGTCATGACAAACACAATACGAACAAACAAGTTTTTGGATTCTTCATTTCAGTTCCGCGAACATATTACAATCGCGTTGGTAGCCGTAATGATTTTTATAAATCCCCTTATAAACATGATCCAGCCGAGTGTACAAATTGTACGTGTCCCGGTGACTGTGGAAAAGGAAGTAATCAGATACGTACCAGTGAGGGTTACAAAAGCAGATAGAACCCAGCTGCAGTGTCTTGCTGAGAATGTTTACTTCGAAGCTCGCAACCAACCTGTAAGAGGTCAGATCGCGGTAACCAATGTTGTAATGAATCGTGTGAATGATCGTCGTTTTCCAAACACACCATGCTCAGTAGTAAAACAAAGATCCTCAAAGGGATGTCAATTTTCATGGGTGTGTGAAGGTAAATCGCCAAAGCACATAGCAAACAAGAAAGCTTTCGAGCAAGCGCATAGGGTTGTTGAAGATGTATATTTCAATAATATACAGGACATCACAGATGGCGCTAAATTTTATCATGCTACATATGTTAGTCCGTCATGGGCTAACAGAATGAATATGACCACTATTATCGGTAGTCATAAATTTTATAGGTGATTTATAATGAATGCTGATATTGAGTTTTCAACAGTTGTAGATGCAAACGGATTTTATAATTATATCGATGGGTTAGTCCAAGAACACAGACTTTCATACCTCGATGCGATTGTGTACTACTGTGAGAAGAATAACATGGAGATCGAAGTAGCAGCTTCTCTAATCAGAAGTAACTACCGGATTAAATCTCATTTGCAAAACGAAGGACAGGACCTCAACTTTCTCAAGAAGGTTGCTAGGCTGCCAATCTAATGACTGGATATGAAGCTTATAGGCTGTTTCTTGCTCTAAAGCAGCATTTTACGCAGCCTTCTTATGACTTCTTTCGCTATAATGGAAAGATCAAGAGTGCAACTCCTATTTCCTACGAGCGGCGAAGTGATAAGTATCAGTTTGTAAAACTCGGAAAGCATTATGACCCGCAAGGGCTAATCGTAGCCCAGTTTGTAGCTGGAGGCTTTTCGGGGTGGGTCGGCGATCTGCTTACAGAACATGCAGAAAACCAGTACGTTTTGTATGCAGCTCGTCGACAGTCCCTCTCTTATCTCTTCCAAAGAGATCTATCGACTCTTGAAGATGACTTCATGTCGTTTGTCAAGGTTAAAGACGGACAACATCCGAAGCTGCTTACTATGCTCCGGCAGGAGAAGATCGCCCCGGAGACAATAGTTATTTTGAATAAACTGTTGTCTTTATTCGAGGTTTGGGATAAGAAGATAAGGGACCCAGTTATATGGCCTCAGACAAGAGACACACTTCTCAAATACGAGCCATTTGTCTCTTTTGACAAAGACAAACTAAAGTCTGTATTTCGTAACACTATTAATCTAACTGCACATCAACATTGACATGGAGATATAATAATGTCAGCTTCCTTTAATGATCTGAAGCGTAATTCTAAGCAATCGATTGCTAAGCTAAACCAGGAGCTCTCTAAGCTCAGTGAGTCACGTGGTGGAGGCAAGGACGAACGTCTATGGTCCTGCCAGACCGATAAGGTTGGTAACGGCTATGCTGTTATCCGCTTTCTTCCTGAGCCTGGTGGTGAAGACGTTCCGTTCGTTCGTATGTATACTCACGCCTTCAAGGGTCCCGGTGGTTGGTACATTGAGAACTCCCTGACGACCATTGGTAAGCCCGACCCTGTTTCTGAAATGAATACGGAGCTGTGGAACCAGGGGGAAGGCTCAGAGGGCCGCAAGCGTGTTACCGGTCAGGGTCGTGATAACCCTGGAACAAAGCGTACTCTTGCGTTCTACTCCAACATCTATGTCGTTAAGGACCCCGCTAATCCTGAGAATGAAGGCAAGGTGTTCCTGTTTAAGTACGGCAAGAAGATCTTCGACAAGCTCAACGATATGATGAACCCACAGTTTCAGGATGACACAGCAGTCAATCCATTCGATATGTGGGGTGGGGCTAACTTCAAGCTCAAGATTCGTAAGGTTGACGGATATCCTAACTACGATAAGTGCGAGTTTGAGACTCCTGGTCCTCTTCTTGATGATGATGATGAGCTCGAGCGTATCTGGAAGTCAGAGTATTCTCTTAAGGAGATGCACGATCCGAAGAACTTCAAGACCTATCAGGAGCTGAAGACTCGTCTTGAGCGTACTCTTGGAGCAGCTCCAGCAGCGACCCGTAACACGGTTGTTGAGAACGACGATGTTCCGTGGGATCCAGAGCCGGCTGCTAGTGCACCGTCTTTCAAGTCTGCTATGTCTAAGCCAGCTCCCACCAAGGCTGCTGTTGAGGATGACGACGATGACATGGCGTTCTTCAAGTCATTGGCGGACGAGGACTGAGGCCTA